CTGGAGGCCTTGGGCTTAATACTGCTACATCTTATAATCGTTCCAGTCCAACACAAGTAGGAGTAGCAACCAATTGGAATTTAATAGCGACCAGCGTTTCATACGCAGCCTGCGTCATAGCCACCAAAACTGATGGCACTTTATGGACATGGGGAAATAATCTTGTTGGGCATTTAGGAGTTAATGACCGAACGTACAGATCCAGTCCAATACAAGTTGGTTCTTTAACAAATTGGAATAATATTGATATAGCTCATAGAGCAGCCATAGCCAGCAGAACTGATGGTAGGTTATTTGCATGGGGAAGAAATAACAATGGAGAGTTAGGAGTTAATGATAGAGTTTATCGATCCAGTCCGACTCAAGTTGGTGCTTCAACCGATTGGAATCTGGTGGGTATGGGCACATACAACGCCGGTGCCATTAAAACTAATGGTACTTTATGGTTATGGGGACGTAATAATTATGGTCAAAATGCCTCTGGTTTGGATAGATCCAGTCCAACACAGGTAGGATCAGCAACCAATTGGGTTCAATTAAGTACCGAAGGATATGCCAGTTGGGCTATTGCTTTAAACTAATTCAAAAACTCAAACATGCCACTATTCAAAATCAAAACACATTCATTAAAGAACTATTCGGTACCTACTGAAAAGTTTTCAAATACGGCTGTTGTTGCTTTTGCTCAAACACTAACACCTAAAGTGCGTTTGGCCAATGTGGCCAATAGTGCATTTACAATATCGGGTGACACAGCCGTTAACATAGGTGGTGGTTACATTGTATTAACGGGTAGTGACTTTGTGTCTGGTGCTCAAGTCTTGGTTGGTAATACACCAGCCACTTCAACATCATTCGTTAACTCCAGTATATTGCAAGTTCAGGTGCCTGCTAGACCAGCAGGTACATATAATGTATTTGTTGTAAATCCTGATGGTGGTACAGGAATTCGTGTAAATGGTGTCACATATAGTACTTTCCTGATTCCAATGTAACTTATTCAAATACTAGTGCATTACCAGCTGGTACTACATTATTGGCTAATGGCTGGTTCTATGGTGCTAATAGTGTTGCTACCGATACCACTTATTCGTTCACAGTAAAGGCTACTGACGCTGAAAATCAAGACACCGACAGAACATTTAGTTTATCTATTATTATCCCCTTTAAATTATGGATGTGGGGACGTGGTAGTCAGGGCCAATTAGGAATTGAAAGCCTTGGTAATGCCAACAGTCCAATACAAGTGGGAACAGGAACAGATTGGAATCAGATAAGTTCAGGAGCGTTTGCTACCATCTTAGCCACCAAACAAAATGGTACCTTATGGACATGGGGAGGTAATACTAATGGCCAATTAGGTCAAAACGATACAATTGCTAGATCCAGTCCAGCACAACAAGGTGCATCTACCAATTGGAATAGAGTAAGTGCTGGTCAAACCAATGCTATGGCCACCAAAACTGATGGTACTTTATGGACATGGGGACAAGGTACTTTTGGCGCTCATGGATTAAATCAAAGTACACCTTATGCTCGGTCCAATCCAATACAAATAGGAACATCAACCAATTGGAATTTGATAAACACCGTTCAGTATACTCGCATGGCCACCAAAACTGATGGTACATTATGGTCATGGGGATATAATCATGTTGGCCAATTAGGACTCAATGATGCAGCCAATAGATCCAGTCCAACTCAAGTAGGAGTAGCAACCAATTGGAGTTTGATGAGCACTTGGAATTATAACACCTTGGCCATCAAAACCGATGGTACCTTATGGGCATGGGGAAATAATAATAATGGACAATTAGGACTCAATGATCGAGTTAGTAGATCCAGTCCAACTCAAGTAGGAGTAGCAACCAATTGGAGCCAAATAGGTGCTGGCCAGGCATGCTTAGCCACCAAAACTGATGGTACTCTATGGTTGTGGGGAGGCAACTCTTATGGCCAATTAGGACTCAATGATAGAGTTAATAGATCCAGTCCAGTTCAAATAGGATCAAGTACAAATTGGAGTCAAGTTGACGCTCGTAATGGTAACAACATGATGGCTACAAAAACAGACGGTACACTATGGTTATGGGGAGCTAATTTTTATGGTAGATTAGGATTAGGATTAGCGACTACAACACATAGATCCAGTCCATCACAAGTGGGAACAAGAACAGCCTGGACTCTATTAAGTGGTGGTGGATATACCTCCATGGCCATCAATAGAAGTTAAAAATCACAATAATAAGAAATGAAAAACCCACCGAAAGGTGGGTTTATTTTTTATCCTATCAATTCAAAATTTGGATCAGATTCACAGACATAATTAATAAATTCTACTGCATCATCTTCACCAACAAAATATCTGACCATTGTTTGACCAGTATATTGCGAAACAATCACTAATAATATGTTATCAAGGTTGTAAGTGGAAAACTTGATCCACCAGCCATTACGATTGACTGGTAACCAAGTTCTATACTTACTTGCTGCTTCCAGAAACCTTTGATAATTCTCCGGTTTTGATGATTGCTTCTTTTGCATATTCCGTGCCTTTTGTGATTGCTTTTTCAGCTTGTACACCATATGTATAAAAGGCCTTATCTGTAATATCATTAAAAAAGTCTAAACTTTCTTTGAACAACAACTCTTGAAACTCTAGAGCTTTAATAGTTGCGTTGGTGGTTTTCTTTACTGCTTCATCAATTGAGGGTACTTTATACAAATCAAACATTTTTAATTCCTTTATTGGTATATAGAGATTGAGCTTCTTCAATTTTGCCATTTCGTGCTAAGTTGGCAGCATGTTTGGCTTCACCTATATCACACAAAAAAGTCCAAATGATTTTTAAGAATTTCATTAATATCTCCGTTAATTAAACATTAGTGCTAAATTGCACCATACATGTATTTAGTATTTTTTATGTTGCAAACGCACATAATTTATGGCATATATATTATTATGAACAATATTACCTTAAAACCAACACTTCCATATGTGTACCGATGTACCGAGAGATCAACTGGTAAATTTTACATTGGTTATCGATTCAAAAACACACTACCTGCTAGTGAGGACTTTGGTAAACATTATTTTACCTCTAATGACTATGTTAAGAAAAACTTTGATAATTTTGATTATGAGATTATTGCTGAATTTCCTGATAGAAAAAGTGCCTTTGCGTTTGAAATCAAATTAATAAATGAAACTAAATGTGTGGATCAAATTAATACTGACAAACAAAAGAAAATAAGAACCGAATATAAAAAATCTCAAATAAATGAATATTGTCTTTTTCCAAAATGTGGAAAATATATTAATTCATCAATCAAAAGATTTTGTTGCAGGACACATTCGGCCAAATATGCAGCCTTAAAAGGTCATGGTAAAATATAAAATAAGGCAATTGTTTAATTATTTTATAGGATGAAACCAAACTATCACCAAAACCTTATAAGTATCGGTGTTCCGTTTTTAAGTTAAGGTTTAGGTTTAATTAGGTGAGCCTTCCTAATACGACAGGAAACCCATTCATTATAGTAAGATTCACTCATCAGAGCGTGGCGGTTGAATATCTCATAAGTTTCCCAATAGGAACACTCACTTCGATTCTTACATAAATGCAACACCTCACGGGTATATTCTTCTTCCCCATTCAGTTTCACATCTTCTTGTAGTTTGGTATTAGATCCCCAATAGGTTTCCCAATCAGAGGCAACACGGATCTTTTTCTTTTTACCTTTGACCTGCTTGGTCTTAGATTTGGTAAAGAACTTCTTACCAACATATTTTTGGCCTGTTTTGATATGTGTAATAAGATACACGAAACCGAAATAACCCACAGTTTGTTCTGAAGTTATTTCGGTTGGCGTATTATAGATGTACCATGTCATTCGTCATCATCATTAATTTCTTCAGAATCTACAATATACTCCGCACAAAATGGACAATGTAAAGGGTCAGTTTCGCATTGTGCATCATCATATTTAATTGTAAAATCTGAACCGCAATTATCACATAAGTGTCGTAGTGACTTCATTAATTACACCATGAAGATTTCTTTTCACCAAAATATGGTCTTGCATGGCCATTGGCGATTAACATTGCTGATAATCTTTGACCATTAACAATTACATCACCTAGCACACGGCCACCATATTTGTCATGTTCTTTTAATTCAATAAGAACTGGCTGATTGGATTTATATGCTTTGTTTAATGTATCTTTGGTAAATTGTGATGCCTTCTCTGCGGCCGCTGCTTCTTGTGGGCATAATGCTCGATGGCCTTTTTCTGGTGTGTCAACTCCAAGTACACGAATTGACAATTTCTTAGGTAATGGATCAGGCATGAATGGTGCATTAAATTCTACTGTATCACCATCAATAACTCTAGTAATTGATAAATTATATGGATTGGCTACTGCAACTGAACCAATCATAATGAGTACAGTCAATAGGCATAATTTAATTTTATTCATTTCTTGATCATTCCCAAAACTTTGGCTTTAATTGCTTTAGCCCAAAATGGCTCAGGGAAATGCCAACCTACAAATGCACCAACTGCTACCCAAAATAGTGTGTCTAACATATAATTCTCCTTGTTAATTAAACTCTAAAACTTTCACCACATCCACAACGATCTTTTTCATTTGGATTTACGAATTCGAAACCCTCATTGAGTCCATTTCTTACATAGTCTATGGTCATGCCATTTAAATATGCAAGACTTTTAGGATCAGATACAATTTTATATCCTGTATTGTCCTGTATTACATCTTCTGGTGATACATCATCGACATATTCTAATGTATATGCCAATCCACTACAACCAGTAGTTCTAACACCAACTTTGATACCAATCCCTTTGCCACGCTTCTGCAAATTGGATTGTATTTTGTTAGATGCTGTGTTTGTTACGGTAATCATCTATAGCCGCCTTAATAGCGTCTTCCGCAAGGATCGAACAATGAATCTTAACCGGCGGGAGTGCGAGTTCCTCTGCAATCTCAACATTCTTAATTGCGCCAGCCTGGTCCAACGTTTTACCCTTGACCCATTCTGTGACAAGTGACGATGAAGCAATCGCCGACCCACAACCATATGTTTTGAATTTCGCATCTGTTATAATTCCATCTTCGACTTTAATTTGTAACTTCATTACATCACCACATGCTGGTGCACCGACCATACCTGTGCCTACAGTTTCGTCAATTTCC